CACAATGCTTTATCCCCACGACCCGGCGGCTAGCGCAGATCAAACGCTCGGTTGCCGGTGCACAGTGGTTTATGTCCCTCAGTACCGGAGGCCGGGGGGCTGATTCCCCACCGAGTGATTCTCGTATTAGATCACCTCGGGATAGCAGGGCGTAACATCGCATAACAACTTGTGTAAAAATCAGAAAAACCGGGATAACTGTTGCCAATAACCCCGGTCTCCCCTATTCTGTAGCCATAGATTTAGCGGTCTATAAATGGCAACCAGAATGGAAATAACATGCACCATGAAATGATGACTGTCACCCCAGAGCTTGCGATAAGGTGGCTCGAAGAAAAGAACAACAGAAACCGAAGCATATCGCCCAAGAAGGTCGATGCTTACGCCTCTGATATGGCGGATGGTAGGTGGGTTGCAACGCACCAGAACGCCATTGCATTTTACAAGGATGTCAACTTGGCCGATGGTCAGCACCGCCTTGCGGCGATAGCAAAGGCCGGAATGCCCACTGAGCTGATGGTCTGGTGGGGCCTAGATGACAAATCAGCCTACGGGATAGACGCACACCGGATGCGCGCGACACACGATCAAGTGAGGATTGCGGGCGGAAACGACTGGATAAACAAAGATGTTATCGCCTGCGCTAGAATGATGATGCCTGAAACAAGGGGCCGCGCTGGCGTAGTTTCGCCTCAGAGAATTGTAGAGTTTTGCGTGCCACACAAAGAGGCTTTACTTTTCGCAAGTCAGAATCTCCCAAAGAATACGGGGCCAGCATCATTAAGGGCCGCTGTCGCAATATCCTTTTACCATGTTGCAAGGCGGTGTCTTGTTGATTGGTGTGATGTTATGGCGACTGGAGTGGGTGCGGTGCCGTTGAGTAAAACGGTTTTGACGCTTCGAGAGCGCATGTTGCGGGAGCCTCACTTGAGAAGCGGCGGCGGTACTCACAGGGAATACGTTTTGAAAACCGCAATGAGGTCGATTGAGGCATATTGCGATGGTCAGGTGTTGACCAAAATATACGAGCCGAAGGAGCGTATCTATGCCCTACCAGAGTAAAAGGTACATCCGCATCGCTTTGACCAATGATGATATGGTCGCGTTCATCTCTGCGAAGAAGAAAGCAGAGGCGGACAGCAAAATTTCCATGTCAGATAGCATGTTTGCCCTCAGCGTGATTCGTCACGCGACACAAGAGCAAGACTAACCACACCACCCACATCATTGACCCAAAGGCCCCGTTAAGCGGGGTCTCTGGCGTTGGAGAATACGCATGGCACCCAAGACGTTTACCGCTCAGTTGTCGGACATCGCCGATCTGACCGTCGAAGCAATCGAATATACCATGCGTCAATCTATCAGCGATGTTTTGGTTGGTGCGCAAACAACGCAAGTCGGCTTTGGGCAAGGCGCTACCAGTTTTGTGGAAGGTGCTATTCCGGTCGATACGTCCGATCTTGCCAAATCCCTAACAGTTGACGGCGCAGAAGGCACTGACGTTGCCGTCAAAATTCAGGGCATGGAAATAGGCGACACGATGTCATTCGCTTGGACCGTGCCTTATGCCAGACGCATCGAACTCGGCTTTACCGGGACTGACAGTCTTGGCCGAACCTACAACATGCCCGGTCGTTTTTTTGTCACGCGTAACGCCGAAAAGTTCCCCGATCACGTCAAGAAACGTGCAAACGAGGTCCGTAGATGATTACTGACACCGCCATTTCAAATGCGCTTGGGCAGCGGCTTGCAACGCTTTCCCCGGCCCTGACAATCGGCTGGCCGAACAAGGACGTGCCAACCGGAACCCCGCATCCGTATTTGATATTCACCCACGTTCCAGTGAGCCGAGCGGACAGCACACTGACAGGCGGCGGAACAATCGTTCGCGGGTTTGCGCAGATCACGATCATGTCGGAGATCGGCGTATTCTCAACCGCTGCAACAACCATCGCAGACAGCATCGCAGCCTTGTTCCCGTACACGCTGCGCCTGCCCGTCACGGGCGGGACAATCACCATCAACAACCCGCCTGAAGTGCAGCAGGGCTACCCTGACGGGCCGCATTGGCGCGTTCCCGTGCGCATCCCTTACAGCGCATCCTAACCACAACATCGGAGGCCAACATGGCACGAGAGAAACCCGCCCCGGCGGACCCAAAGGCGTCAACTCCCAAGCGCGTCACCCTGAAAAACACTAACGCCACGAACGGCGCTATCGGCGCAATCGCAAAGCCGCTGCAAAAAGACGCCGCTGCATGGCGGGCCATCGGCTGGATCGACGCCGACTAAATTGCCCCGCCTGCGGGCTGCCCCACGGGGCGAACGGTAGGCACTTCACTTCAACTTTGGACAGCAACACCCCGATTAGTCGGGCCTGTCCGCTTTGCCAAATGAAAGGGCAAATATCATGGCGACGAGAAATTCCATCGGAAAGACGATCTACTACTCAACAGCACTTCCAGCAACCAACGACAAGGCAGGCTTTGAGGCCCTGACGTGGGTTGAATTGGAGTTTCCCCAAACACTTCCCCAATTCGGCGTGACCAACGCAAACATCGACATTCCAGACCTTAAAACGGGCTTTACCAAAGGCACCAAGGGCGCGGCATCCGGTGTTGACAGCCAAGGCTCGTTCCGCATCGACGGCAGCGCACTGGCAACAGGTCAAGCTGCGTTTAAGACGCTGTGCGACGGGCCAAGCGGCGCTTGCGCAGTCAAGATCGGCACAGGGACAGGGGCGGCGGGTGCTTTGGTTGCAACCGACCAAGTGGAATACGCTCAAGGCTATGTCCACAGCTACCAAGAGAACCAAGCGACCGACAGTTCTTTCGAGGGCGCGGTTTACAACTTTAAGCAGAATGCACTTACCGTCAAGGACGTTGAGCCTGTCTAACTAATCCGCTTCGGCGGGTAATCGGGGGGCGGCGGAGTGGTTCGCCGCTGCCTCCCACATTGAACCGAACCCCAAGGATATCAAAATGGATTTTAACGCCAATTACAACAGCCGTGAAGCTGCCGAAACCGGAACGCCTATGCAGATCGTTGACCCGTGGTCTGGTGAGCCTGTGATGGACGGTGACAAGCCGTGCCGGGTTATCGTGCGCGGCACGGCTTCGCGATCCATGCAAGCCAAGATGCGGGCAAAGCAAAAGGCGGCTATGGCGTCCAAAAAGGCCAAGGGCGACAAGGCGGATGACGACGACGAAGGCAAGGTGATGGAAGATGTGCATATGCAGCTTTGTGAAGGCGCAGCACCTTTTATCGTTGGCTTTGAAAACGTCAACAAGGGCGACAAGCCCGCGACAGCCGATGACGCCGAATGGTTCCTTGACCTGACGTTCCCCGAAATGGGCGTCAAGCTGGACAAGAACGGCGAGACAATCATGGGCAAAGACGGGTCGCCGCAGTTTGAAATGTCAAACAACCCGTTTGCAAAGCAAGTCAGCGACTTTGCCGGCAAGCAAGCGAACCGCTTGGGAAACGGGCGGAAGGGCTAATCCTTTATGCGCGTCAGGTCGGCTACCTTCACGCCGCGGTAAAGGATCAAAAGAAAACTCGCATGGATCAATGGGCAGAGGCCGGAGAAACAGACTTCGGCCTGCCCGAATTGCACCCAAGCGAATATCTCATTGGGCTGTTTTTTGACCTTGGCCCGACGCGCAGCAACGGCATGGGCGAAGGCCCTACTGATTGGGATATTCTCTTGCCCTATGCCACAGCCAAAGCCCTAGACAGCGACGACACAGCCATCCTGGCTGATATGTGCAAAGGCTATTACTGGGCGCGTGAAGCTGGCACTAACCCGCTGGCGATTGCGCCTGTGGATCAGGATTAGGATCGGCTAGTCCATGTTAACTTCCAAAACGGCCCATCCAGCGCCGCCCAGTTCCGCGACTAGCTTTGCGGTGTAGGGCGTGCGGACGGTTGCGCCAAAGCCGTTCTGGGCGTCGACATAAGCCGTCACGGTATAAAGACACGCACCATCGCTGATTACTGAAACACCCGACGCTGTAATTCTTGGGAAGTCAGCGGTTGACGGTGATCTGAGCGCTTCTGAAACCGGAGTCTGCGACATCGCGTAAGCCATAGAAGTTGACCCACATTCAGCGTAGGGTGTTTCAGTAATCAGCCCCCCGAAAAACCAAACAGCCGCGCCGATCCAGACGGCAGCGCCAATGATCATAATCAAGTTCTTCAAAACAAATCCTCCAATGGTTCGCGCTTAAGTTAGGCGCGGGACCATTGAACCGCAAGGAATACCCAATGGCTGATTTTGCTACACTCGTTCTGAAATCAGACACCACAGGGCTAAAGAAGGCTGAATCTGATCTGAAATCCCTGAAAACCACAGGCACTCAGACAGAGCAGGCCGTTGGCAAATCAACAGCCAACATCAACAAGGGTTTTGACAGCGTTGGAATGTCTGCCAAGCGAATGGCGATCGGGCTAATTTCTGTCACAGCGGCGATTACCACGGCATCACGCGCACTCGCTGCGTCGCAAGTTTATGTAAAAATGACAAACAGCCTTCGTGCTTTGGGCATGACGGCAGATCAATCGGTCGCGGCATTGGATAAAATTGCAGACGTTGCCAAGCGGACCCGCGCACCTCTTGAGGCCACGGCGCAGCTTTACCAGCGAGTTAGCATCGCGGGAAAGGACCTTGGTGCATCTTCAAAAGAAGTGTTGCGGTTCACCGAAAACGTAAGTCTAGCATTGGCGCAGACTGGCGGATCAGCCGCATCCGCATCTGGCGCGTTGTTGCAACTGTCACAAGCCATGTCTGGCGGCACAGTTAGGGCTGAAGAATTTAACAGCATCCTAGAGGGCGCTTTCCCGATTGCGCAGGCTGCGGCGAATGCCATTGAAGGCGCTGCTGGATCTGTTGGCAAATTGCGAAACATGGTCATCGCTGGCGAAATATCCAGTAAACAGTTCTTTGACGCAATTATATCGCAATCGGATGAACTTGAGGCGGCATTTGCTAACACTGTCCCGACGATTGGTCAGGCAATCACAGTTATGGGTGACAGCTTTATAATCGCAGCCGGAAAGATGGATGCAATGCTTGGGGTAAGCAGCGCCATCGCCAGCGGAATTCTTTTGCTTGCTGAAAACCTTGATCGCATTGCGGTCTATGCGGCAGTTGCCGCGACTGCATTGGCAGTAACCTACGGCGGCGCAGCACTGATCGCAGCAGCAAGGACCATAACTTTGGCAGGCGCGTTCACCGTGCTAAGGCGCGCAATATTAGCGACAGGAATTGGGGCTATTATCATCGGCGCGGGTGAACTGGTGCTTTGGTTCAGCAAGCT